TTAATAAATATAAGAAGGCATGGACTGCTTGAAGCCATATTGCATATCTAAACCTTGTGGTATTTTAAACTCGTCTAAAATTTTTTTAAACTTATCAAGTTTTTTATTGAATTTTTGATAAATTTCGTCAAATTCTTCTTTGTCTGTGCAGCCTATGGACTGACAAAAGAGCCCAACTAGCTTGCCCCTGATCTTAAAGACTTCATCGTATAGCTCTTTACAAAAATCTAATACATTTTGGTAAGTCAATGCCTCGCCTTGTTCGCCACCTATTGTGAAATCACTCGTTTCTGTAGTAAATTCGCCAAGAGATGAACCGCTTAAAACAAAAGGGCATTCTTGTTTTAAGCCCATGATCGTCGCATCAAGCCAATCATTAATAGTCTCAAACGGATCATCAAATATATAAAGTTCGTCTGAGTAAGCAGGTCTGAACAAAAGTTCATTGTTATGAATTACTATCATTTTTTGTCCTTTTTATTATTTTTATTTGATTTATTTGATTTAATATGCGGTATTTTTGTATTTGGTATATCCAAGTATTTGAAAATACCTGAATATTCATCAAATGCTTTTATGATTCTTTGTTTTAGTTTCAAAAAGTCAGACTTGGCGTATATGTCAAGAGCATCGGAGAGATCGTAACCTAGCATTCCTTTAATTAGGTCATTATATTGTTCGAGACTCTTTCTATTGTTTTTATTTATATTGTGTCCTAATTCATCTGCAGCATTTACAATGGAGCCACTTATATTGTTTATACGATCATACTCTACTACTCTCTTAGCAAAGTTGCCTCTCAAACGATGATCGCTAATTTTTTTATCGCCTATAACTTTATTTATGCAACCATTGGCTTTCTTATTAAAAGACTTTATTGTAGGGTATTTTTCTTTTATGGTTTTAACCCATTTATAATTATGTAAGTCTTTGATATTTTCATGTAGGACAATTACTCTTTTGGATTCACTACTGTATTTGCCTTTTGCTGTATCTATAATGACACAATCATATGTTTGTCCATTTATTGTCTCTGTTATGAAACTGTTTTTGTTTAATCTAAAGAATTCTTCCATGCGAAGTCCAACATGCAGTTTGAACCTAAAATAGTCCAACACCTCTTTTTCGATGCCATGTTGCCCTAAAAATAATAATTTCAGTTCATCTTCAGTAAAATTTCTCTTAGTAGTTTTTTCGTTAATAGAAAAACGTATAAGCGATGTTTTACTAAAATAATTAGTTTCAATAAGACCTAGCTTTACGGCTCTTTCAAAAATATTTGAAAGAAACCCGACTATATTATTCACTCTCTTTTCACTACGTTTTCGTGAGCCATCTTTAGAATTTAAAAGACCATCTTGAAACTCTTCGGAGATAATTAAATTTATATCATTTATGCTAATACTCTTACTATCAAGAAAATCTTGAAGTAGTTTTGATACCAATCTGTATTCTTTTTTTGTACTTTCACTAAGTTTTTGTCGTGATCCAACACTTTCTATATAGTTTTCAACTAAATCTTTGACTGTTGATATATTTAGTGAATCTTTGTCAGGTTTGATTGGTTTTATTTTTGTTCTCTCTTTCTTTGTGGCATAGTTTGATATCTCTGACACAATATAATGTGGCACAAAAGCACCAAGAACAATAAGCCCGCCTTTTACTTCTACTGTATTGCCACTAGAAATTTCTTTAGCATTCTTCTTTTTCTTATAGGCTAGTTTTTTCTCTGGTGTAGCTGGATAAAAACTATTTATTATCTTCTCTACAGGCAAGTCATTATCTATTGGGACGATAGGTCTTTGGGTAGTATCAATCCTTGAATTTAAGGCGTCAAATCGCTCGTCCATTATATCTTTAAACTTTTTAGTTCCAAACAAATGGACAGAGTATGGAAATAGATTAAAAAGATGACAACATATTTTTAACCAGTAGTTTTTACCCTTATCACTTGTGGCTCTTTCATACCCCTTTCCAAGGCAATAATTTATATCATCAGATAGTAGTTTTGGATCATTTTGATAATGAAACTTTATTGCTAGATGATTTAATTCATTAAAATCATCGACTTCAAGTAGTTTTTTAATCTCTTTATTCATGAGAAAATCCTTTATTGGTACTTTTACTACTAATTATATCTTTTGCGATAAAAATTTTTGCTAGCACTAAAAATCAAAAAATTAAAGATTTCAAGCCCCTTTAATGCCTCTTTTTTAGCCTTTAGAGATACTCCCTTTGCATATGTATCAGTTGCTAGGTCTGTGCTATGACCCAAAAGAACTGAAGTCAAGTCTGCTAGAGAATTTTCCAAACAATAGTCTTTAATAGCTTTTGCAAAATTGCCACGCAGTCTATGAAAGCTGACATTCGTATTTGGGATAGATTTATGAATATACCTATTTAGGCGCTTTCCGAAATAATCACTACTCTCTTTTCCTTTCTTGATTTGCTCTAGCCACTTTAAGTCAGCCAAATACTCAATATTCTTATGCAGCGGAATTTGCCTATATTTGCTGAGGCCTCCTTTTTGCTTGGCAGTCTTAACATTTATAAATTTTATACCATCTTCTTCACCTATGCTTTTGCTATCAAGTTGCCAAATTTCATTAAGCCTTAGCCCAGTATGAAGAGCAAACATCATATAGTTTCGTAGATCAAGCCTTTTTGTGTCAAAAACTATTTTTAATTCATCTAGACTAAAGTTGTCTTTTGGTGACTTCTCGTCAGCCGAAATTTTAAAAGATGTAAGCATTTTAAATGGATTTATCGTAAGCTTGCCCATCTTTATGGCATAGTTAAAGAGCCTTTTTGAGTAAGATGTGTAGTTGTTGATGGTCTTTTTGTTAAGCTTTTTGTTTGCTAGAGTTGTTTGAAAATTTTCAGCATCGTTGTAGCTAAACTCTTTACCTTGATGATCTTTAAAAAACTCATCCAAGAGCTTGCCAGTTTTAACATAATAGCCCTTTGTTTTATCACTGGATTTTAGCTTTAAACACTCTGTTTGCACGTATCTTTTAGCTACTGCTTCAAAAGATAGTGATGAACCTAAAGATACATCCAATAATGTTTTGGGCTCTTTTAAGGTATGCTTTTCTTCTAGTGTTGCCAGATTATAAAATTTAGCTATCACATCTTGTGACAGCTCTTTATATTCGCTAACATCTAAAAATATGCCATTTTGTTTAATGCGCCGTTCATTTTGCATTTTGATGTTTATTAAGACTCTTAGGTTTTTAGAGTTTGTATGTATTGTGGTTATCTTATTAGCAAGAGCTTCGTTGGCTGCGGCTTTTATAGATTTTGCCAGTCTTACTGCCTCATCTAAATCTTTTGTGAAAAGGCAAAATTTAATAGTTAGCTTTTTGCCATCTTTAAGAGCGGTATCAAAAAAGTAGAAATTTGGTCTGTTTGCTATCTTAGTAATTAGCTTAGAACTCATGATAGAGCCTGTCTATTTTCTGTAACAAAAGTGCAAATTTTCTGTAACAAAACTGATTTGTCTGAAATTTAGGACAAAAATATCTGCTAATAAACGTAGCTAAAACGCCGAAATTTAGGGAAGTTGGAAAGAAAAATATTGTGTTGGTGGCGGACAGAGAGGGATTTGAAAAATCAACTTTTGCAGCGTATTATATGCCATTTTAAAAATATTAGTCAGCTAAAAGGACAGCAAAAAAGATGTTTTTTATACTTTTTCGGCTCTATTAACCCAGCCTCTTTCATATCTAGCTAAAGTCGGATTAGCTGAAATAATAGCCCGATAATAAGATATTTCTGCTCGGTCGTAGTCTTTATCAAAGCTCATTTCATTATACGCGTTTATCGCGGCTAGAGTATTAGTACCTAAAATGCCGTCCATTGTAACGCCTACAACCTTTTGGGCTGCTTTAATGGCGTTTTTGCATCCAGCATTTACGCCAAATATAAATATTTCCGCCTGCTTTTGGTAGCTGTTTATTTCATCAAGCCTCATGGCGTCCCAATAGTTAGCTTTATAAAATTTTCCTACTTGTGCGACTAAATTATCATCATTGTATAACGCAACACTTGCCTTTTTTAAATCACCGTATGCGTTGATAGCTGCCCTAACTTGCCCCCAGCCTTGCCAGTTTGGGTGTGCCGCCTCATAAATACCCATAAATGTTAGCCCATTTTCTGTTGGGTTTTTATGTAGTGCGTTTTCAGGGCGACTAAATTCTAAACTCATTAATGTATAAAAAGCATTTGTAAAATTTTGCATTTTTTAATCCTTTAAAAATTTAAATCTCTTGGCGGCTTGGGTGAAAAATCATCATAACTACCACCGCCAAAGCTTTCTATTTTTTTATAGATCGCCTTATCAACTACTGCACATATCCACGCTGTGCCACGCCAAGCAAAAAAGCCACCGACTGCAAGACTAAAGCGATCATTGTTATTTGTAAAAAATGATGTTATTTCAAAGAATATCCAGCAAATAAATCCTGAGCTAATAGTGCCGACTATAAAATTTACTATTTTACGCCCTCTATTTATGGCTTGTTCTTTGTTATTTATAGACCCTAGCGCTCCACCCAAAAAGCCAACTACTATAACCCAAAAATAAATACCTACTTTGTTTATAAGATCGTCCATTATCCGCCTCTTTTTTAAAATTTATAAGTAAAGATGTACATTATTATGACGGATAGGATTATTTCAATTACAACCATTTTATTAAGCCAAAATTTCTTAGTCCTCTTTATAATTGCTTCCATTTACACACCCTTTTAGCAGCTCCTCACACGTGAGAAAATAACCCATAAGCTCCTTTGCACTCTCTAAATTTTCAGGGCTAAATTTTGGCTTTGTTGGCATTTTATCAATGCACGCCACTGGCACATATACATCTTGATATTGCGTTTTTACGATCACTTCAGGCTTTGCACCACAACCAGCCAAGCAAAACGCTAAGATTAGGCTACTTACTATTAGCTTCATTTAAAAGCCTTTCGTAAAAGCTTAATTTCTCTTCGCATGCGGCGTCCTTGATAGGCACTGCCACACGCTCAATTTTAGTTACAACACGCTCTTTTATTTTGGCTCCGTCTTGCCTTTGTACGCTTAGGGCTTTTATAGTCGCATTTGTTAGTCCTATCTTTGCGTTGCAAGTGTCAAGATCGGCTTTTACTATTCGCCCGGCCGTCCGTTCTAAAACCAGTTCGCTATTTTTTAGCTCCAGCTCTTTTTTTAGATCGCTTATTTCGCCGTTTTTAAAGTATATTAAGACTAAAAGAAATGCCGACAAACCTAAAAATAGCTTGTCGCTAGAAAAAAAGGATAGAAATTTAGACATTTTTATTCCCCGTATCTTAGTTTATGCCATATCCTACAAGCCATATAAAAGCAGTAGATTTTCCACTTAGCGGCTCCTAGCTCGCTCATCATCTCTTTTAAAGTTTCATCGGCTAGGTTATAAGAGCTTTTGTCGCATAAGTAATCGTGGACTACTACCGCGCTTAGGTATTCGGGGCTGTTCGGCGGAAAGATACTCCAAAAGATACGCGGCACGTTAGCCCCGTTCGTCTTATAGCCTTTAGGCACTATTATATTGCCGTAACGATAATCTTCGCAAAGTTCGAATTTATCCTTTGAAAAAGGTTTTAATATAGGTCTTTTTATCTCCGCAGGCGAGTAAAGCCCGCCTTTACGGCAAGCCCCATCGGCTTGACCTCGCGCTAAAGATGCGTCCGACTTCGTGGACTGCGGTTTTAGGTTCTCGCTCATTTATTATCCTTATCTAGGTCTATCTCTATAATCTCGTTAAAGGTTATTGCCTCTAGCTCCTCTTTGTTTTTGGCTTTACTTATAGCGGATTCGTATTGCCATTTTAGAGTATGTAGCATTATCCCGCCTAGCTCTATTGCCTTTTCTATCTTTTCAAGGTCTGTTAAATTTACCTCTTTAAAGCTATTGTCGTACATTCTAAATAGCTTTTGAGGCAAAGCCTCAAAATTATTTTTCATAGCCCTTACGTTTAAGAGGTATTTATATCCTCCGTCTATTACACCAAAGCCTTTTAAATTTATAGCCGACTTATCCGTCATTTTTATAGCCCACGCATTTAGGCTAGCTAGTTTATTAAGCTTTAATTCTTCAAGGTTTATTTCACGTTTGATAGGTTTATTACCCTCTTTAATCCACTTTAATATTTCTTGATACGCTCCATTGTCTTCAGCCTTAGGAACAAACATATCATCATTTACTATATAAATGTTCCCCTCTTCTACGACTTTTTCTATTAGCATTTTTAGTTTCCTTTCTTTTAAAAATCTGCGTCAATCGTAATGTTATCTACATAAGCAAAAGAATTTTTTATTTTTGTTCTAAACAATACGCCGTCTTTGTTTAAATTCTTAAGACTGTCGTTTATGATATAAATACCGTTTACGACATCGCCTTTTTGTATTCCATACCCTGCATCGACGTCGAAATCTATTGTTGGGTTATCTATTCTTTTTTGGACTTTATATAAAACATCAAGAAAATATTCTAAATTATCTGTTTTTATAGAAGAATTAAAATGCAGTCTCTTTCTAATTCTCTCAAAATATCTTAAACAAGCTTGTCTATCTGCTTCTTCGCCGCCGCCATAATTCACAAATTTAGTAGCTTTAGTTCCTTTTTCAAGTTTAATGTCTTGAATAAAGACTCGCTCATTTATTTCGTCCCCAAAATCTATTTTAACCGCCAAAGCATATTTTGTTCTGTCAAAACTTGTATCCTCTTTTATAAATTCCCAAAAGTTAGGAACTTGTAAAGTAACAGAATAAAATTCCGTGGTGGTTGTAATATTTAGGTCTTTCACGACTGGCTCCATTATACGTTCAAATCTTCCTTTAACAGGTTGTATGTGGACGGATATTATTTTGTTCTTTTCAGCTCTTGCAGAAAATGATATAGTTACATATTCTAAAATATTAAATTTTGTTATATTTTCTATGAACTGAACTAATTGTATATTACTAGAACCTGCCGTTTTTTTCAGTCCGGCAGGTTTAACCACTTTAGAGTCATAGACGCCGCCTTCCCATTTTAAATCATTAACGCTACTAAATATTTGCCACCTATCTATCAAATAATCACCAATGCCCTTGTTGCGTAAGAAGTAAAATTCATTATCATATCTTTCAAACGAGCAAAAATTACCGTTCATTAGTAAGTTAGGGTTGGCTATTCCGTTGTTTAAATTATTTAGCACCTCATTGATTTGCATCCTCACCTCTCGCCCTGTGCCATTTTTAATATCTATTGCCATTTTAATATCCTTTCGCAAAATAGTTAAATTCTCGCACTACAGCGATACCATTCTTGTCTATAATTTTTATCATAAATCCTCCTTTGGTCTGGTTTGATAAAATAGCGTCGTCTCCTGCGACTGCATTTAATATCGTAATCTGAACTTTCGGCGCTACGCTAAAATTAGTCTTGTAAAGAATTCCTGTTTCGTTATTAGTGCTTATCTCGCTTCCGCTTTCAAATTTATCAGGCACATCTATTTCATAAGAATATTCGCTAACTATTGGGGAAGTAAATGTGTCTTTACTGCTTAGAACTAATCGCATTTTAAACGCCTTGGCTAGATAACTTACGCCGTTTTTAAAAGGTTTATATCCGCCAAAATTCACGCCATCTATACTTAGCGCTATTTCCTCTGCTACTCTTATTGTGTCATTTTTAAAGCCATCAAAATTTATCAATTCATCTACATTGGGTACCGCATCAAAATCACTTAAAATATTTAATCCGCTATATTTTAGGGATGAAGTTATCCTACAAGACGATGGAGCACTTAGAGTGCAAACGTTTGGACTATCATAAACCCCGCTTGAAACAAATCCCATAGGAATATCAAACATTGGCGCATTATCTAAATTTGGAACATCATCAAACAAACCAATTCCTAATACCAATTCTCCATCTAAATTTGTTGTTTTGTTCTTAGCTCCTATCCAGCCAGTATGTTCTATGCTTCTAAAAATCACGTTTTTTTCTAATATATTTGTTTCATCTATAATAAATAAAACAGGAGTAGTGTTTGTTATTTTAAATTCGCCTGTAGTGACATAAAAGGCTTTTATCATATAAGTTCCGCTACTAAAAATTCTTGCGCTTTCATCTTCTGTAATAACTATTAACTGGCTATTGTCCCAATTTACCCCTCGTCTTATTTCATAGTTTATTTTTCTATTAAGGCTATTTACTTCAGACCAAACTACGTTTAAAGTGTTATTTTCGTAAAATGTATTTATATTATTAGGGCTTTCTAAATCAGCCGTTACCGCCGTTACGCTAGAGGCTTGGCTTTTTATATTGCTAGTATCTACCGCATAAACATCATAAGCTGTTTTATTATCGGTTATTGGTGTTATAAAATTTAATTCTTTGGTAGAACCTAAAAATACACCGTCTTTAAAAATATGGAATTCCTTAAAATCTAAAGGCTTATCGTTATATTCCCAGCTCAAAAGCCAATCATTTGTTAATTCGGTAGATGTTAAATTTTTTACGCTTTGCGGCGGGGCAAGTTTGCCTACCGGTTTATAGACTATACTCCTAGCGCTTCCATTTGTATCGCTTACCTTTATATTGTAAATTCGATCATCTCTTGCATCAAATTCAAAATTACAATCATAGACTTTAGTTGTTTTTCTTTTATGAGAATAGCCGTAATTTACAAAATAGCTTAAACTCTCTCCGCTCCAAGTAAGTGCAACTTTAGTTATAAGTTTGCCGTCTTTGAGCTCTAAATAATCAGTTGCTCTTAAATTTTTAATTCCAAATGATGAATAATCCGTAACGCTTATATTTTCCCTATCGTCGTAAATATCCTCGTTGTATTCTATCGCCGTAATATGGCGCGTAAATTCGCCCGAAGTAGCTATCTTTAAAATTCGGTATAATTTAGAAGCCTTATTAATCTCGCCGAATGCGTAGTTGTCGTATTTTCTAAAGACGCTTCCGTTTAAATTCAGCCTTAGTTTATTCGGAGCTAGGATTTCTAAAATCTCAAACTCTTTGATCTCGTTTACGTCGTTTTTGATTTGAATAGCGTATTTTACGCCACCTACGGTATCTAAATCTCTATCTAAAATAACGAAATCCGCGCCGCTATCTTCTAACAACCTACCGCTAAAGCCGTATTGAGGCGTATCGTGGCTAACTTTGATAATATCGCCGTATCTGCAAACTAGGCTATCTTTGTCGGCTTCAAACTCTATCGTCTCGGTTAAATAGCGGTTGCAATTTAAAGTAAAGCGTCCGTAAGCCCTAGCCTGAGCCTCGTCCGTGCAGCCCACCAGCGTAACGGAGCTTTTATTGCTTACGCGCGAATTATCGGCGGCTATTTGTCCGACCGAAACGACGGAAGGCTCGTAATCTTTATTTTTATCGTAATAAGTTATCTCGATAAAATTCGCCCTATCTACCAAAGGGAGGAAATTTTGCTTAAACGTATCGCTTAGTATATTTCCCATACCGAACAAAAAGCTTTGAGCGGGAATTAGCCCCGCTTTTTCTATTATTACGTCGAATTTAGAACCCGCTTGAAGCACGGACGCGCGACCTAGCAAGCTAACCGTATCTAAGGCCTTTCTAACGCTTAATTCGCTATCGAATACGATATTACATCTTAAGTTCTTTTCTTCGCAAAAATTAGCCCATTCGTTAAAACTGGGCATTATGCGCGAACTCTCCACGCCGCTATCTTCTAAAATCTTGCGACAGATGCGAGAAGGGTTGTCGCTGTTTGCTGTTACGACCGCGCTAATTCTAGGCGCGCCGCCGTTTAGCTGATCGGTCGCTAACGCCCTAATAGCTAGAAGCGCGGTTTTAGGATAAATAAAATCGTCGCTTACGGTTTCGGTTACGTATTCTAAATAACAATCGCTTGCGTAACGGCTGCCGGTATTAGGCGCGGTTTCAAATTTAGCCCTGATGTTATATTTATTAGGCGGTAAGTTATCCGTCTTAAAAACTCGCCTAAATGTGGAAGTCTGCGCAGCCGAAACGGTAGAATAGCTTACTACTTCATCGTAAGCTTCAGTATAGTCATAATCATCCCACTCCTCTTCATGGTGTATGGTTTGCCCCGTTATCGGCATCCATTTCTCACCATCGGCGGAGTATTCCACCCTCACGTTTACCGAGTATCCGTCAAGCCCGCCGTTATCGTTAGCGTAACAAAGCCCGCGCGGAAAAACTAACGTTACGGATAGGCTCGTTACAAAATTACCGTCCGTTTGCGCTAAAGAGTAAGATAAATCGGGGTTTAGCTTTTTGCCTATATTCTTATCGTAGCTAGTATCGTTAAAATTAGAGATTATATTTTGGTTATTAAGCCCGTTTCTAATCTCATAAGTTACGCCTTTAAAATTCTCTATCGGCTCGTCATTTATCTTAATCTCTCGTATATCTTTAATCTCACCGTCGTTTAGCGCATAAAGACCATTAAAATATTGCTTATCGCCATCGCTAATTATATGCGAAGCGATTAACGGCGGAGTTATTTTATGTGTCCCAAAAACCTTAGGCACTACTTGAGCCTGCATAGCTTGGTTGGTAGGCTTATTCCAGCCGTAGGTATTGGAATTTTTAAAATCCATTCTATCAAAGCCAGGCATAGATGGTTTAGGCATAATAGCACTTAATAGCAAATTGCCAGCCACAGCGATACCAGCGGCTAGCGCATACGTTCCAAGCCCAGCGGCCATAGCTCCCGTTCCGCCTATGACGGTTCCTAACATGCCCGCAGCCGCATAAGGTGCAGCGATAGCTATCGCGATAGAAGCCACGATGCCTAGAATCTTTTTACCGCCTCCGCCTCCGCCTTTAGGCACGATAGCGATATTTACTACGTCGCCGTTTTCAAGCTCGAAAAAGCCGCTTTGTATAACGCTATTTTTAGAAATTACGAGATCGTAAATTTCGTTATCGTATTTTAATTCTTTTAGAATTTCGTCGATATTTTTATACTCTCCGTTAGCTAGTATCGTTCTATCTAAGGGATTTAAAACGTTATTGTAGGTTATTATTTTATTTTCGGTCATAATAGCCCTCTATCAACTTTTCGTAATTAGCTAGCCGTTCTACGATAGCGCCCGTTTGCGACGTGGTATGTAAAATATGCTCTTCGTCGATTAAATATCCGAAATGCGTTACTATTTTAGGGTGGTTTATGTCGTAACGCAAAGCTACGCAGACGCCTTTGCGCTTTTCTACTCTATGCCAGTTTTTCGAAATTTCGTCTAGAAATTCGCTAAATACGAGTTTAGCTCTATCGTGCGGAGCGCGCGCCGGCGGTATGATTACGCCGCGCTCTATCTCGTAGCACTTTCTCACCAAAGCAAAGCAGTCCATTTCCTCAAACGGAGTGCCTATTAAATCTCTTATCGTCATTTCTTATACCCGCCCGCGATTCCCAAGAACCCGCCGAAGCGCGCCGAATTATTTTTAGCCCTGCAGCTAGCCAAGGTTTTGTCGCAACTAGTTTCTAGTCCGTTATATCCGCACTCCTCGCCTTTAAATTTAAATACGCAATAATCCTTATACATCTTGCGCGGCGGATAGCTCATATTAAAAAGATTGCCCGCGCCCAAATTAAAGGTTACGGCCTTACTATCGGAGCTAAAGTCGGTAAGCTCGAAAAACTCCTCAAGCACCGGCTCGCTTAAATCTTTTGTATTAATCACGTAAATTTTGGCTTTAATAGTAGAGTTTTCCGCGCCGCGCGTTTTTACGTAGTTATCGTAAGAGTTTATATAATTTTGCATAGCTCGGCTAGTGTTATCGATACTTAGATTAAACTGTGGTATTTCGCCCTTAGCCGTTTGGATTTCGCCTATACTAAAAGGAAACGCTACGAACTCTTCCCCTCTAAAGGTTATATTCTCGCTATTGTTTATTATGCGTACCGTAGGCGTTTCGGGGATAAAAATTTCAAGTCCAACCAGTAAGATGCTGTCGGTAGCTAAGGCGTTTAAATCTTTTATCGTGCTTAGTTTCATATCTCCGCTATCTCCACTTTTACTGCGCAGTGGTTTTGCATATTGTCGTCGGCTTTTAAGTCGTCCATAGAAAATACGCAAATTTTAGTTTCGTCCTCCAGCGGATAACGAAATTTAAAAGCCCGCCCTTGGTTTTCTACGAAAAAATCTCTTAAAATTTTAAACTGCTCCGCGTTTAGGGCGGGGTAATTTAAACTATACGAGCTCTTAGGCTTCGTCCATTTTTTGCGAGTTATCGTATAACCGCCCTCGCTTGAGCTTCTGTGCGTAGGATTACGTAAGGTTCTAGATGAACCAACAACTACTGGTGGATAACTAGGATAAGTATTCACGCCAACAACCCCCTTAAAGTTTCGCGTGAGCCTAAAATGTTTTTACTCACGCCGTTTAAAACTAAAGATATGACCCATTCGCCGTCATTTCGCCTAACCGCAGTGTTAGATACCTTTACGTCCTCACTAGTTTGGTTTATCACTTCCACTTTTACGTTATTTAACGATGATGAAATTTGCGCCTTTACGCCTAAGTCGCCGTTAGAAGTCCTTGTTAGCGGCATAATAGCCTCTGGACTACCGCCGTTTTTCTCGCCCATTACGCCGATGTCTGGAATACCGCCTTTAGCGAATTTAAAGAAAGTCGGCTTGCTTACGATGGAATTTGCGTAGCTATGCAGATCGGGGCTATTAAATACGCCGCCTTGTGCCGCTGGAGTAGCATTTAATACGCTTGCAAATCCTCCAGCAGGCAAAGCAGCAGGAGCTGGAGTAGCCTCTCCAGACATTCCTGGTAACATACTCGTAACCGAATTGATTAACGGCTGGATTATCATCATCTTTACTATTTGTCTATAAATTTGCCCTAAAATATCCTGCGCCAAATCGCCGAATTTCATAAAGCGATCGGAAGAATAATCGAAAAAATTACCCATCGCATTTTCTAGGCTATTTAAGCCGCTATGCATAATCTGCCCCCACGTCGAGGCGTCGAATATTTGTTTTTGATGTAGGGCGTTTTCTAAAGCTACGGCCTTATCGTAGTATTCTTTATTTATCTCGCCTTTTTTTAGCATAGCGTCGTATTGTTCTAAAGCGTGCGCGCGCTCTATTTCTATAAGTTCGATACGCCTAGTCGTTTCGTCGGTTATTAGCTCCGTGCGGCGTTTTTGTAGGTTGTATATACGGTCTTGCAGCTTTAGCTTCTCGTTGATATTTTTGATATTTTCGTTGTGCGCGGCTTCGGCTTCTGCGGCGCGTTTCTTTTCTAGGTCGCTATCGAAGCCCTGCTTATACTGCGCCATTATCTTTTCAAATTCGCCGCCGTTTATGCCGGCATCTTTTAATTTTTTGCTTATCTCACTTTGTTTTATGAGCCATAAATTGGCGTGGTCGCCTATTTTTTCATAATACTCTTTATAAATTTCGCTTTTTGCTCTTAATTGATGTTCTAATTCGACGTTGTCAGATTTATTTGAGCCACCGTGTTTTTTGCCAAAGTTCGCTATCTGGTCGTTAGTCTTCTCTAATTTTAATTTTAAGGCCTCAACGGCTTCCTCTTGCGCTATTTGCACTCTAATATTGTCGGAGGGCTTACTTAAAATCTCATCTATCTCTTTTTTGAGCTTAAATGCCTCTTTTTTAAGGTTAGACAGCGTAGTTACATGCAAGTCTTTGACTTTTTTATCTAAAGAATTTATATAAGCGGCGTCTTTTTGCTGTTGAGTTTCGATTACGTCATTATCGAGACCTACGCGCGCTATCGTCTTTTTCTGTGCTATGATCTCTTTTTGTTTTGCCGATAAAGCGTCTAGTTCGGCGTTTAGCTTAGAAACTTCCGCACTATCGTAATACTTGTCGTCTTTTCCGAGCTTTTTATATTGCGACAGCTTCTTTTTTATCTTGTCGATTTTATTAAAATTATCGTTTAGCGACGCGGTCAAGTCTAAATTTAACACATCGCGCTGATTTTGCGTGAGTTTTTGGAGTTCCTCATTGGTCTTGCTTAGGGCATCGTTAAGTTTTTCTGCGCTAGGTTTTGCTTCATCTATGCTATTTTTGAGAGCAAAAAATGCCTCTACTGCGGCAAAGATAGCCAAAGTAGGTAAAAAGCCCATAAAAACGGCCTTTAAAGAGCCTACGGTAACGCCGATTTTCATGAGCGCTCTGTCCATAAAGCCAAGCTGTATAACGCCCGCCGCGGTTTGTGCCGCTACTGTTGTCGTCATAGCCGCATACGCTGCCATAGAGCCTTTGAGCGCCAAATAAGAGCCACCCAATATGCCCAGATGCTTAATTAGCGTGCCAATACCGCTTACTACGCCTACGATAGTATCTTTGTTTTCTTTCAACGCGTTTGCAAAGCCGGTTATCACCCCGCTTATCGTTTGCGTCGCGCCCGTTGCCTCGTTTATATCGCCTACGATTAGATTTATTTCGGTTCTTAGATCGGTAAATGCTTTGCCGACGGTTACGGGCATTTGCGCAAAATCGCTATCTATTCTACTCTTGACCTTCTCAAACGCGCTGCTTAGAGCTTCGGCGGTTAATTTGCCCTCGCTGCCTAATTCGCGCAATTTGCCGACGTTTACGCCCAGGCCCTCGGCCATATACCGCAAGAGCGTCGGACTAGCTTCGGCGATAGAGTCAAACTCGTCGCCCCTTAGCGCACCGCTACCCATAGCTTGACCAAATTGCTTTATCGCGGCCGCCGCTTCCTCTGCGCTCGCTCCGCCCAGTTGTAAGGCTTTAGTAAAGCTTGACACCATGTTATTAGTATCTTCGGTGCTTTTGCCGATATTTTTAAGGGCTGGGGCTAATTTTGCGTATAAATTTATAGTTTCTTTGATGTCGGCGTGCGTATCTCTAGCAATGGCGTGTAGGGCTTCTTGTTGTTTTGCGTATTCGGCGGCCGAGCTAGTGGCCATTTTTAGGCGCGAATTTACTAGGCTCATATCGTCAGCGACTTTGACAAACTCGCGTAGCATAACCGAGCCTGCCACGGCGGCAACGGCTGTCTTTAACCCCGTAAACGAGTTAGCTAGCCCGTGCGCCGCGTTCTCGGCTTTTTTCGCTTCGTTTCCTATGCTATTTAAATCGCTTTTTAGCTTGTCCGCCCCCTCAACTTTAGCACTGATGATCAAGCTAGCAACTTCGGTCATTATTTGCCCCTCTTTTAATCTAGGGCAAATTGTATATGAAATTTAAGGGGACGTTGGTTTGGTAAAATTAGGCTAATAGCACGTTGTTTTTCATAAAAAATTCATCATTGTCAAAAATATACGCCTTGACTGCACCGATAGCCGTAAAAATCTCCTCAAAACACTTTTGCGTTTCGTCTAATGCCTTGACGCATTTGTTTTCTTTTTGTGTATTTTTTTCGGATAGCTTTTTGTATTTGTCAAAATAATAATCCCGCTCCGAGAGGGCAACAACAAAAAAAAGGGAGGTTAAAAACACTCCTTATAATTTAACTCAATTTAAACACTTTTTTTGTCTTTTTATGTTATATTACAAATCCACAGAACATATACCAAACAAAGAAAGGAGCTAAAATGAGTAAAGCAATTAAATATTTTCTTTTAGGCTTTAGAAATGCTTTTGGTGGTTTAGCTTTCAAAGACTTTGGTATTTACGAGTATGGCGGGATTGCAAAAAATATCTCAGAAAAGCGAAGAAAAAATCTAGAGAGCATGTATGGCAAAAAACAAATTACAAAAAAGCCAAAACAAGCAGCCTGAAACTAAATCTCAACAAAATTCTTTTTATGTTAATAACACAACATATCAAAATTTTAACGTTAATGTAATACCAAACGAGCTATCTGCCATCATTACTACAGACCCTGATTTTGTAAAAGGGTATCTAGAAAAAGAACAAGCACATAGACACAAGACAGAGGATCATATACTCGAGCTAGAAAAAAGCGAACAAGAAATCAGAAAGGTAGAAATGCCTTATTATAGAAAATTTGCTTTTATAGGACAAGGACTATCTTACTTGTCCGTCTTTGCGTGTTTAGGTATTACTGCTTATGGATTATACAAAGGAAGTATATCGGTTGCTTTGAGTAGTATTTTGGTTGCGGCAATAACAATAGGACCGCAATTAGCCAGTATATATCAAGCAAAGCAAGCCACAAAAAAAGACAAAGCAAAACAAGACTAACACTAAGCCCCTTAGCCGGGGCTACTGCTTAAATTTATCAAGTATCGTTTTAAAACTTTTAGGGTTAAATTCGCCTTGATACGGCGCATAGGCTTGCTTGTTGTCGCTATTTATTTCGGCGGCGTAGATACGGCTTAAGTTGCGTAAAACCGATATTTCCCACCAATTAAATTTGTCGCCCGTTAGCTCGGTATAATTTTTAATATCGTTAAAATCCAAGGCTACCGCGCCAAAGCCGCTATTTTTGCAATATCCTAGCTCGTCAAGCGCGTGTAGTAGATGTCGTCCTTGGGTTACCGGAGGGAACTCGCGCTCTTTAACGTCGGTTTTTGCGTAGTAGGCTAGCTGCCTAACGTATAGCGCGAGCTCGTCGCTTACTTTTTTAAAAAATTTCTCGCATTCTCCGCGAAACGCTCGACTTGATTAGCAATTAGCGGATAGGTTTCGTAAATTCTTTTAGCTTCATTGTGGCTGAATTTTAGTTCTTTGCCGTTTTCGCTAATGCCGCTCCAGCCTACCGTAAGCCCCACCATAACCTCTAGCGTGCTTTGTTCGGCGCCTTTATTTTCTTTTACGGCGTTCATAAATACCTCGCGTCCTTTTTTACCGTGAAAACTTAGCACTTTGATTTTGATGTCGGTCGGTTTGTTGTCAAGATCGAGGATGGTTAGCTCGACACCCGTTTCACCGTTGCTTATATCGAAATTTTTTAAATCCATAACTTACGCTCCCTTAGCCTCTATGATGTCGTCTAGGCGTGTTATTTTGATGGTTATCGGTACGCGCACGACGTTGTCTTTTGCAATAGATACGCCAGTTTTGGTATTTATAAACTCGCCCGTGATGTAGGTCGGGTTTTTATTTGCTCCCGTCGCAGGCTCGTCGCTACCTACTATGATAAATTGCTTTCGTAGTTTCTTGTTAAACATCTCGGTAAGCTCTTTTACGCCGTTATTTTGCCCCGCCGCATAAAATAGCTTTAATTCCGTCTCGCTATAGCTTATAGCTCCCTGGGATACTGCCGTAGCGTCCTCGTCTATGCACTCGTATTCGTTGGTTTTACGGGTTTTGGTAAAGTCGCCCAAATCCTCTAAATACGCTATACGTTTTGCCGATGTTAGCGCCGTTTTTATTTTAGCCGCATCGCCCAAATCGACGCTAGTGTCGCAAATATAAAATTTAGTAAGCTGGCTATCTGTTACTTTTAGCTGCTCCGCCATTTTCACTCCTTATAAGATTTAAAATAAATAGAAACGGCCACGCCGTAGCGATCGCCGTCAATGCCTAAAATATTAACGCTCGTCGGAGCGGTAATAAAAACCTCATTTTCTAGCTTTACGCCTGCTTTAAAAGCTTTTTCGTAAAGCTTCGCGCGCTCCAAAACGTCTTCGACGCCTTTACCCACGGGGTAGCGTAAGGTTATTTGAAACACGCCGTCAATTTCCGCAATACTATCATCAATTACCGCAGTGCTTGGTTTGGCGGGTAAAAAATGTAGTTGTTGGTAAGGCTCGCCCGCTCTAGGATTAAACGTAGTATTTTCAAACGCCGTATCGATAGCCGGCGTAACCGCTAAAACCGCTTTTTCTAAAGCCTGCCTAATTTGTAGCATTAGCCGCCCTTTTTACGATTTGTTTCCAACGGATAGCATTGCGCCTTACCATACCTTGCGGGGCCTTTACCTTGCTCCAACCCTCAAACTCTATGCGAAAAGCATAAGGCAAATTGTTTGTAAAATAAAAGGTTTTATCTAGCGCTAGCTGATTGTTTACGAGGCTATTGGACCTATCTCCTGCCTCGTTTGCGGTCGCTTCTGTTGTCTGCTCGCTAGCCGCACCGACGCTAGGAAACCAATTATTTTTAAGCCTGCCCGTATCCACTGGCGTGTCGCTGATGATGTCTGAAGTTAGATCAATGACTGATTTTTTAAAGATTTTTAGCGCTTTTTCTTGCGCCTTTGCACTAAAGTTCTCTATCTGCCTATCAATCATTTTGCAACTCCGATTAGCTGATGTAGTGCCACATCCTCGCCACCCCATACCGCGTCATTGTATTTGATAGTATAGGAGCAGTGGGGAAACTCTATTACGTCGTTGTTTTGCGGCATAAATGGCAAAGATTTAGCGGCTATCAAGATCATGTTATCACCCTCGTTTAATAAGCTTTTTTCTACTAAATTTGAGTAGCTTTTCGCGCTATCGATATACGCCTTTACTTTGTATTCGCTTATTTGCTCGGTCATTCCGCCCGTTTCGGGGTCGTAAATTTGCCCGCTTTTGCGTTTATACGTGCCTACTTTGCCAAATTTTTCAAGCAATCTAAACGCCGTATTCTTGGCTTTTTCGTTTAGCATCGCTCTAACCTCATTACCATTGCGCTTGCAGGTTTTAAAAACGGCTTTAAAAGGCTAGCTACATAAGCATATTTAGTGGCAGGGTCTGCGTTTTGCACGTATTCCACCTCGATACTGCCTACTTTTTCTTTTGTAGTTAGCCGCTCAATGTCGCTTAATAGCTCGCCCGCGTTTGCCCTTATAGCTAGCTCGCACACAGCGGATTTAAGCTTAGCAGGCATACCAAACGGCGCGCGCGGGAAGCTCAAAGCCTGATCGCTTTTTAATCTCTCGCCTTGCCATTTGTCAAAATATACCGCCTCTAAATAATCCGTCGCCTTAATAATAGCCACCTCTTTGTCCGCGCTGCCTAGCCCCGCCCACGTTTGGTTGCCGCGTGCCGAAAAATACTCATCGGCAAACTCTACCGAAACGTAAGCGTTGGCGCTAGATAGTCCGGTGCCGTCCTCGGGTATCATTGCCCTAGCTTCTCTTTTATTGCGGCTTTCGTGCCGTCTGCGTTAGTATATTCAACGCCCAGATACGCCGCTAGCAGCTTCAGCTCGCCCGCTTTTAACGTATCGAGCCTTGAAATCAGCTCGTCGTAATCGACTTCTTGCGTCGCACCCTTTAATGTCAGCTCGGGCGGGTCTTTTATGCCGTCGCCCTCATCGAATTTAGCGTCGATGATTGTTAGCCCTCGCTCTTTGGCTAAGGCTTTAACATCCTCGTTATACTGAAACGTCGGGAATTCTACATACCAAATTTTAGACATTTACCGCCTCCTAGTTTTTAGCCGCGTCGCCTATTAGTAGCACGCCTGCGGTATCTTTATCGCTAGCCGCGATCTTATCCCAGTTTGTGCCCGTGCCTAATTTTGCGTTATCTGGGCTTTTGCCGCCGTTTGCCGTGTCCCAAGAATAGCCTTTGAGCGATAGCCCAAACGTATAATCGGCTTGATAAGTCGTTTCTATGCGCTCTTTGCCGTTGTTGGTTTGAATATTAGTGATTAGATCGCCCGCGTCGCTTACTATCGCGGCACCAGTGGTTAGCGCCAAAACGTAGTCTTTATTCGGCGTTCCCGCTTTATACAGAGCCGGCGCGTCTGTTACTACTACGCGGCGCCCTAAAATCTCAACGACAAGCACGTTTTCGGCTTTAAATAGCTGTGCGGCGTTTGCTAAATTTTGCCCGATTAGCTTGTGGAATACCGCGCCTCTCATTATATTAGCCGCTATCGCCGAGCTTCTGTCACCGAATTTGGCGTAGGCGTTATTTAGGTTGGCTTGGTTTATGCCACCACTAGCACTTACGTCGTTTACTACGCCTGCGTTATTGCCGATAGCCCCTACGAGTGCAGAGATAGCCGTGTTTAGCATATCGCTTATCATCGCCTCGCTCATATTTCTTGAAATCACTTCAAGCGCTACGGACGGGTCTTTTTTTATCCACGTTAGCTGTCCCGGCTCAAATACCACGGGACCAAACCCACCCGCTACTTTTACGGCGTTGTCTTGCTCTTATCTTAAGGTCGTAGCCGTAGCCGCGGCATTGGCCGCGTATCTATCTACCCTACGCTGTGCGGAGTGGATGCCTCTAAAAAAGCTCTCCTGCATAAAATCGCCGTCTATGCCCTGTGCGTTTAGAATTATCGTGCCGCCGCTAGCCGCGTTAAATTTCTCTATGTCTTGACTTAGCGTTTCGATCGTTGTACCTGCTAGGTATTCGGAAAATACCTTCATGTCGCTTAGTGCCATATTTTCATTCCTTTAAATTATATTTCTCTTTTATCGCGACTATTCGCTCCTCGCGAGTGCCGCCCCATTTAGCGCCGATATTTACGTTACCGCCGCCTCCGCTCGCGCCACCGCCCTGACCCTGAGGCGCGGCTATAAAAGCTTTACCGTCTTTTTGCGCCCATTCGCTTACGAATTCGCTTATAGGCTTATCCGCGATATACGCTTTTAGTTCGCCCTTGTCGTCTTTTAGGCTGGCATTGCCGCGCAGTAGTGCCTTAGCCGCTTCCAAAAACTCTGCTTTTACGCCCGCTTTTGCGAGATTATCGCTTAGCCCGGCGTCAATTAGATACTTATTTAGCGATCCGTTAGCGTTAGCTAGATCGGCGTTTAGCTTTTTCGTATCGGTATCGTATTTTTTAGCGAGCTTATCGTTTTGCTCTTTTAGCTCGTCGTATTTAGCTTCAAGCTCGGCGTATTTTTCGGCTTCTACCGCGTCGCTATTTTTAGCTTTTAGCTTTTTTACCTCACTTAAAAGCTCTTTATTTTTAGCGCTCATCGCTTCTTTTTCGGCTTGCAAATCACTAACTTGCTTTTTTAGCTCCTCAATATCCATTTTGTCCTCCACGAGAGTTAAATTTAAGGCACGGCCTTTGATAGAATAGTAACTTAAATTTTAAATGGGGTTGGTTTGGTAAAAATATTCTGAAAAAGACCAAATTTAGACAATCCGGCAGGATTTGCAAATTTTGTCATTTTCGCAGGATTTTTTTGAGAGCACGAAAAACAAAAAAGTCAAGAGTAAAATTTACATCAAAAACGATGTATAAAATAAAATTCTTACATTGGAAACGATGTATAAAAATAAATTTCTTGCGCCGATAAGGATGTAAATTTATAATTTTGCAGTGAGAATATAATATAATAAGAGTATCAGAGCGATAATGCCTCAGTGGGTCAGAGGAGAAGGCGTAAGCCTCGTTATGATTGGGTTCGACTCCCTTTTATCGCTTTGTATCTTTTTATCGTCTATGCGTTTGTTTCTAAGCTAATGTAGTGAAAATATGGTATAATGACGGCACAGTTAAGGCGAAAGGGTTGAGCGAAAGTGAAATACCCCAGCTTCTTAGCAAAGCATTACCGCCCCGTTCGGCGCGTAGTTTTATACTGCGTTGTTCGTCCGTGTGAGGGTGTGGGTGGTCTCACCGCCTTATCTGTTTCTCTGAAATGCTTTCATATCACTATCCCAACGCTTCTTATTTACGTGAAAAATTACGCCGCTATCAGGATAAATGCCAATATCTATCATTCTGTTTTTATCGCCGTTTAAAGCTTTGGCTATGATAAAGCCGCCATTCTTTTTTGAGGGCTTGATGTAATCGTAATTTTTTAGAGCATCGGCAATGATAGCTTTTACCTCGTTTTCATCTTTAAACATCCCGTCATCTTTATGGTGCTCGTATAGATATTTAATCGAGCCTCTGATTTTGTCGGTGCTTAAATTTATCTGCCTTTTTAGCTCTTTCGGCACTTCAAAATGCTTAATATTTTCCTTTGAATATTCCCAAATTTTCTTTTTCTTGGCAAGTTCGCCCAAATCCAATACTCGCCCCTGCTGCGTTATTAAATCCCGCATAGTGATCTTGCCCTGCATAAATAGCTCGGCTCTGCCTTTGCCTAGCGTCTTTTCTATCGTTTCGGGGCTTTGAGTTTTTAGCCAGTCGTTAAACGTCATATCCTGCGGCACGTAGCCGTTCATACTTGACCTAGTGCGACCGCTCGCTTCGTCCATTCCCTCGACGTCTAGTTCATCGCAGCTTTTAGTTACGGGTATTATGGTGCTGCGGCAATTAAAATGAGTATTTACGCGCGGTTTGCGAAACGGGAAGTCGTGTCCGATAGGCTTGTAGTCTTTATCCCACGTTAGGCCGTCGTAAGCTCTACACAGCGCAGACGTGCGAGTATCTAGCGTGGCTTGGTATTTGTAGCATTTTATGACGTCGTCGTTTGCTTCAAAAAAGGCTTGGCGAATTTCGCTTACTATCGCGCCCGCTCCGGTTAGAGCGATAGCGGTAGCGTCACGTTTATTTTTCTCTAAAACGTGCGCTATTCTTTGCGCTAGCATAGGCGTAGTTTCACCCAGGCTCACGCCTATTTTTAGTTCGCGCTCAAGGCGTTTTTTCTGATCGGCGTTTAGGCCGTTGTTCCAAGCTTTGACGGTTGCGCCCTCTAATTGCGCGCTATCTACTATCCGCTCAATGCTACTCTCTGGCAATACGCTAGAAAACAAAACAATCCCCGCTAGTTCGTTGTAGTCTAATAGGTGGTCTTGCTCGTTTTGCGCTAGCGTTAAAAAATCCTTGCGCAAATCGGGCGTTTTTAGGCTTTGTTTTAGATCGCTTATCGTTTGGGCTAAATTATTCGTTATATTTTTCTTTTTTAAAATTTGAGCTTGCAAATCAGCGATCATCTCATCGTAAAATTTAGCTACTTTTTTACTTAGCCCGTTTTTTATCCGCTCGTGCAAAAGAGAGCGCGCTACTTCAAGTTCGGCTATAAGTTGATTAAACGGCTTCATCGCTCGGCGTTACCTGCGGTGCGGCTTGTTCTAGTTTGGCTTGATAGTCCTCGTAGCTTTGAATAGTTTTAGGCATTAGCTCGCCTTTTAGCAGTGCGTCGTAAAGCACTTCGTTTGGAATATCTCCGCTTTGAATGCCTGCTATGATTTGCGCTAGTAGCTGCGGCTCGATCATCGTTAGATTATAGTCGGTATTTATCTCGTAGATTAGATTCTCGCCCGCGATATTCTCAAAAAATGCTATGTCTTTTAAAAACGATACTATCCCCTCGCTAATCGTAGATGCGACGTTGGTTAATACCGCATTTTCGCCGCTTTTTCGCATTTGCAAAGTTTCGGTAGCCTCGGCCGTCTTTTTCTCGTCTAGTAGCAGGCGCGCGCCCAAAATCGACATCCTTTTTTCTTTTACCGCAATACGGTTTTCAAGCGTAGATAGCCCCGCGCCGCTAAATTCTAAAAAGCCTACTTTTGCGCTCGGATCGTTTATTACCCAAACGGTGGTAGAGCCTATTTTTAGCTTTTCGCTACTCTCGCCTTGATAGCCCGTGACGTAAGGCGTCGGTAGCGCCGTAAAATGCGTGCCGTGTTCTAAATCGACCTCGCTTCTAAAATGGCTAATATTAACTTTAGCTAGATCAAGCAACGGCGGCTTTTCTACCGACGTTTTTAAGTCGTTCACGTTAAAAAACGTAAACGGCAGATATTCAAGCTTTTGCCCGTTCGCGCTGGGATAAATCTCGCTCACTACTTCAAAATTCCCCGCCTTGGTTTCGCTAAATACTCTTTGACGGTAGTAGCCCTCGTGTAAATCAAGCACTCGGTAGCGCGTTTTTATCTTATCCACAAACTCGTCCTGCGTCGGCTCGGCGTAGGTTTCAGTAAGCACTACGAGCGACGTAACGTTTGAGCCGTTTATTTTCGTGGTTTTCCAGTTGATGATATTTTCGGCCTTGTAAAGCGTGGCGTAGGCTCTTAAATTTAGCCTCTCGGCTTCAAGCTTAGAATAATCCGCCTTTTCTACATTAGGCAGATCCACAAGCACGCCGCAACGCCCAACGCTTAAACACTCGTCAGCGATATTTTTAGCAAGAGCTTCTAGCGTGTCGTCATCCAAGCTGATATTCTCGCCGATCGTCTTTAGCGCTTCTGGCAACTCTACTTTAGGCGGCTTGGCAAACAGTAGCCCAGTTAGCGCAACCTGCGTTCTAGCTGTTGCGTTGTAAAACTCCGCGCGCCCTACGTAGGCGCTGTATTCCTCTGCTTCTTGATCGCTTAGTTTAGGCACGTATTTTTCTTTCGCCACCTCGCCCGCCAAAGCATCACGCATTAGCTGCCATTTGATTAAATTCTTAGAATATTCGGGATGTTTTGTATTTACCGCCATAAAAAGCCTTTTTTCTTTGCATTATACGACTAAATGCCGACTACCTTGATTTGGTAATCTCGCGCAGCTATCGGGTATTTATACGCGATTAGATACCCAAGCGCGTCGTTGCAGTCATCGTTTGCAGGGTGAGCGTCGCTTTTTTCGGGCAACTGCGTCTTATTATCCCACGCTTGCTGTTCAAGCGCCTTTGTTAAATTCGGGCACTTGGCGATATTTACGAGCAAGCGACGTTTGTCGAATAGATTATTTACGCAATTTACGCGGTCTTTGATACTCGGGTTTGAGTGATTTATGAATACTAAATGCCCCGCGCCTCTTAAAATTTGCGCGTCCGTTTCGCTCGCGCTCGTTTTTCTATTCTGCCCGCTAGCGTCCGGATAAATGATGGTTTTATGCCCCTTGTATCTATCGCGCAATGTTTGAGCCATAGCATATGTATCGTAGCTGATAACCTCATCAACCGCGTGCGTGGTTATTACGCCTTTTTTATCCGCTCGCTCTACGCAGACTATGTTTATGCAGCCGCCGACGTTAAAATCCGCGCCGATATGTAGTGTTTCGCCCTCTTTGATAGTTTCCGTGCTTGCGTGGGTGTCGCGGCTAAAATAGCTATACACGGTACCGCTAGTTAAATTTACGAATTCGCCCTCTAAATACGCTTTTAACAAATTCTCGGGATATTGCTCCTTTAACGTGTCTATGAAATCGGGCGGCAGATATTTATTGTCGGCGGTTTTTGCTTTGATTAGCCGTTTAGCCTCGCCGCCTTTTTCTATGAAAATTTGATACGTGGCGCGGAAACCCTCAGGCGTCGTGGTAATGATAAATTGCCTGGTGTTGCCGGCTCTTAAGCGCCCTAGTAGTTTCTCATAGGCTTTTAGCGCGATCTCGGTCTTTGACGTATCAAACTCGTCGCATATTATCCAGGCGGCGTTTATGCCGATTAGTCGCTCCCAGTTTTCCATACTGCGGCATAAAATAGGCGTTTTGGCGCCGTTTACGTCCAGGGTGAATATCGCGCTTGATTTGTTAAATTTATACGGCACGCCCCACTCAATGAGCGCGTTTTCTAAGTCGCCAAATAGGATGTCGCGCAAAAGCGGATAGGTAGGCTCGGTTATCACGCCGGCGCAACCAGGGTTTAAAAACGCTAGCTGCAAGGCCTTTCTAACCGCGGCGTAGGTTTTGCCAGCGCCGTAACCGCTCACTAAACCTATAATTTTCGTGCTTGTGTCGGCTAGTAGCTCGTATTGGTGCGGCAGCAGTTTAACCTCTAGTTTACTCATCTTTGCTTATCACGATTTGTTGAATTTGTGCTTCTTGGCTTACGTTTGCGTTGTTTATCGTAGTATTTGAAAAGCGGGGATTAACGCCGAGCGTTATGCTGGCTTTGTCTATCGCGTCTTGTAATGCCTTGTAATCGTTTGCGTTTAACTCCACCGGCTCAAAATTTTGCACCCCGTCACCAACGCCTACTTTTTCATATTTGGTGTTTTTATCTAGCATTTCCGTGATTTTGGCTAGGTTTTTTTGGGTAGCGTTTTCAATCAACCGCCTATTATAAAATTCGTCTCTCGCGGCGTTCGCGATCGCGTTCGTTTGTTCGGGCGGTAATGTTTCTCTTGCCGACAGCAACGCTACTTGGGCGTTCACTAAGTGTTCGTTTTTGGCTTCCACCCCTTTTGTAATTTTATTTATCGTGCTGGTGGATAAATCGTATTTTTTAGCCAACTCCCTTTGCGAAAATTTGCCAGTCAAGTGGTCGGCTATTATTAATTTTTTTACCTGATCCGATAGCTTCACCACCCGCTCCCCTTAAAATTTAAACTCTAATTGTTCTTTTTTAACCCTACGCGGGCGTTTGGTTTTATTTCTTAGCTTTGCGCCGCTTTTGTCGTACGACCTTTCAAATACACTATACGCCTCAATGTTTGCAAAGTCGTCGCGCGATAATATTTTGTCTTTCTTTATTATATCTTTTACCGCCTGCGCAAAGATTTCGATTTCATCTGCTGTTAGCTCGTCGGCAAATGTTTGCAATGGTCTTGTATGTTCGTCTTTATAGCGCCCAAATGAAAAATCTTTTAAAATTAACTTAGCAAACTCTGCTATGGCGGCAACGCAGGCCATAACCGACAAGTTGTCCTTAAAGCGCTCCGATAACGCATAAAATCTATCGACGTCGTATTTCAATCAGCGCGTTCTCCTTATCTCGCTTTTGATAAAATCTATCGCCTCGCCCGAGCCATAGCAAACTTTCGCCTTTGCATATCCGTAGCAGTTGATAGTATCTACCCAATCCTCTTGCTCGTCCGATACTCTGCTTAGGCTCTTTTTTGCTCGTTTCATCTCGACAAATACGATCTTGCTGGGCAAAAATACAAGCATATCAGGAAAGCCTGCGCTCGTCCCCATAGCTTTTAGTTTCTTTTTGTATTGCACGCTAGCTACTCTTTCGTTTGCTACGTGTGTAAAGGGGATTTTATTTACCCGTAGCCAGTCGGCAAAATACATCATTTCGTGATCCTCTAGCGGTACTTGCCCCGTCGCTTTTGCATACGCTAGAGTATTTTCGTATTTTGGCATCATCAATACCCTACCTCTACATATTCGCCTATCTCTACACTTACTTTTTGATCGCCTCTAGCGCAAAAATAAAAATAATCAGAATTTTCATCAAAGCCAGCCCCCTGGCAAAACTCCACCGCATCACTATGAAAATTAAATACTGCCACAAGCTCTGCGTTCTTTAGCTCACCTGCATCTAACAAAGTGTCAAATAAAAATCGCTCTTTGTATTTTAGCCGCCCGTTAGCGTCAAACCAATCGTCGCTACCCTCTATCTCATCAAGCTCCAGTTTATACACCACATAATTCAAAATTTCATTCATAATAACCCTTTTATCGTTTCTCTTAATCTTTTCTCGGCCATTTCGCAGTATTTAGCCTCTATCTCGCAGCCAATGAAGTTTCTATTTAGCTCTTTGCATGCCGCCGCCGTTGTCCCACTACCCATAAATGGATCAAAAACTAACTCACCATCGCTTGAGCTAGTTAAAATCAAGCTTTTGATAATACTTAGTGGCTTTTCGCTAGGATGTCCGTATTCGCTCTTTTTTGCGTTTTGGGTAAAGAGCTTTGATCTGCCTCTTATCTTGACACCTTTTGCTCTTATGTAGATAATATTTTCGATGTCACTTTTAAAAGTATTGTTTGTGAATGGTGCTGCGTTGGGCTTATGCCAAAATAGCTCAGCTACGTTATGCCCTTTTTCATAAGCCCAGCTCATTATCTCAGGCTTTTGTTTGGTAGAGCAAAAGATAAAAATATTTGTTTTTTTACAAATTCGCTCAAGCTCATTTAACGTAGCTTTAACGTCAAAGCCATCAGCTATCTTTGCTAAATCGCCCTTTTCATAAATAGGACACTTACCTAGCCCTCCACCTTTCGTGTGTATGATATAAGGCGGATCAGTAACTACTAAATCAACGCACGCATCAGGCATATTTTTCATAAAATCTAAGCAGTCAGTATTATAAATTTTATTTAGCTCCATCAAAATAGCCCCCTTGATCCGCTCTTATAAATCATATAATCAATCTTCGCTTGTTCATTATTGTTATTTAATCTTGCTTGTTTCAGACTGTAACCTTTAAAAACTTCATCACCACACTCTATACGGTCGTCTATGTATGGCAAGATGTCACTATTTTCACTTGAGAAAAATATAAAAGGCTCTCTTACTAGCCTAATTAACTTTAAAAAATCTCTTAGTTCCCAAAAGCACTTATACCCTGCTTTGTCCGTTTGCAAATATGGTGGGTCTAAAACCAATACAACATCTTTATTTTCAAATTCTTTTATCAGCTCCATTGCATCTTTATTGGCTATCTCAACGCCTTTTAAATAACTATTTTTTTGATATAAAGGCATTTTTGGGCTGGTTATAAAAAATGTTTTCTCTTTTTTAAATTCATCTTCATTATGAGCATATTTGCCACCAAAAAGAAGCCTTGAGCTGAGCGTTAGCCAGTCGATGAAATATCCTCTTTTTATATACTCATCTATGATTTTTATAATTTTTTCTCTATCCTCTTCACTTACTTTTTCCTTCTTTTTATATTTTTTTGTGATAGGCTCTATTGCTTGTAAAATCTCGTTTGTTGCCTCTATATTTGCTAGCCTCTCGCTGTAATTATCGTAGTCATTGTAAATTACCCTTGCATTATGGTAAATTTGTTTTATGTTGTGGCTAAGTAGCCCAGAGCCGCCAAAGGCGTCGATAAAAATTCCATTTCGGTGCGCGCTAAATTCGTCTTTTATTAACTCCCTAAATTGCTTAATAAAGTTTCTTTTTTGTCCTTGAAATGGCAAGGGGGCAGAGTTATATATCAAGGTTGATCTCCTTTTTATCCTTATGCTTCTCGTTCCACTTTCTCATTACTTCAAGTACACCGCTTGCGTCCTTACGGCTTACTTCAAAGCTATCAAGTATCTTTTTGTTTTCGTCTGCTACCTTTGCGATTATGCTAGCTCCACTTTCGGCTATTGTGATATATACGGCTTTCATATTTGCTCCAAGTATCGCTCAAATATCTTTTTGCCTATCTCATAATCAACTTCGTTTCTTATGGCTTGGCGTTTATTTTTTATCTTAAATTCGTCTAAGCTAAAATCTTTGAAGTCTGCATTTTTTACGTGTTTTATTACCCTAAAGGCTGGTGTATTGATCTCATCAAGTGCAAAACTACTCCAAAAATAATGCCTACCTATCTCAGCGGTCGGCTTTATAAGTGGCTCATAATACGGCACTACATTTTCAACTACAAAAGCTTTTTTGCAAAACATCTTAAGATACGATATAAGCTCATAAAGCCTAAAATCTGGCAAAACCCTCGTTGCCTCATTGCGTGAGTTATTGCAAAAATTTAGCCTGCTGTGGCTTTGACACGGAGGGCTAGCCCATATAAAATCAAAATCTAAGTAGTTTTTAGCAGCATAATCCCAAGCGTCGCCAACTACCACATTATCGTTTGGATAGCGTTTTGTATAAGCCTTTGCTATTTCGGGATCAAACTCAACGGCTGTTACCTCTATGTTTATGCCTTTTTCTCTTGCTACTTCGCCCCAATACTTGCGGTTACCACCAAGCCCTGCGAAAAGGTTTAAAACTTTCATCTTACGCTCTCTTTGCGATATTTGCCGCAATGGCGGATAGCCCTAGCCTTGCTCTTGCTTCATCGCTCATTTTTAGTGGCGCGTCTGGGTCAGCTAGCAAAAGCTGTGTGTTATTCGCCGCTATTTGGTTTTGTTTTACTTCGCTTTCTCTTGTCTTGATTTGCACTACGCCTATTTTTTCTTGGTGGTCTAGCAAATACTCAAACAAATGGCTTTCCTCGTCGTTTGTTAAGCGTTGAAATCCGCCGTTTTCTAATACCCACTCATTTCTTAGTACGCCGTTTGTATCGACTGAAATTATCGTGCTTTCTAAAAAGCCACTGCCAGTTCCACCATTACAAAGTCTTTTACCTCTGTAAATTTCTTTACAAAAAGCAGCTAGCGTGTCTACGTCGTTAAAAAATCTAAGCCCCTTTTCTCGCATTTTTAAAAAGACGATCTTGCTCCACTCCATTGTCGCCCTAAAAAGCAAAGCGTCTGTGTTTTGATATTCTTTGCGATATTTCTCAGCAAAGACTGAAAAATTAATTAGCTCGCTTGTTGCCACATTTTTTAAAAGCAAAGAGTATTTAGCTAGCCTCGCATGTGTTAAAAATCCCCTGCTATCGCCAAATAGTTCGCAAATGATTTGTTCTCGCTCACTCATAGCGCCATTTTCCTTTTACCGCTGATTATTTCGTTCGCCACTCTCTCGAAGTATGCGTCGTCCATTTCGCCTGCCACCATTGTTTCTCTTGCGGCTAGGCTGGTATTAGTTGGTGTGTTTTTACACTTGCCCCCTCGCTCTCTTTCCATACGTTCCCAGTTTCTCATAGCGGCTTGCCAGTCTTTCATCGGATTTTTGCCAATTACCCAGCCTTTGCTTTCGTAGAAGTCATAAAAGGCTTCACAATCAACTAGGGCTAAATTTGCTTTTTGCTTGTAGGCGATTAGTTCATCTAGTGTTGGTTTTTGAAAACGTTTAGCTGGTTTTTTCTCGTCCTCGCACGCACGCGCACACGTAGAAGCGTTAGCTTCTTCTTTCTCTAACTCTTTCTCTAACTCTAACTCTTTCTCTAGGGTTACGTTTTCGTTACCGCCCGTTACCGCGCCGTTACAATGTAACGCTTTAACCTCTTTTTGTTTAGCTCTAAATTCCCTAACTCTCTTTGCGCTGTCGCATTCTTTGCCACTTAGGCTTGCCGCTTCGGGGAGTCTCACATCTTCGCCTTCGCCTTTTTGCAATAATCCCAAACTCTCAAAGATGGCCATAGCGGCTTTGACATTTATCTCTTGCTCTCTTATTTTTAGTGCAATCTCGGCTTCTATCGTCGGCTCTATACCATCAAAAAATATAACACCGTCATTATCTAGGCTTTTTAATAAAAGCTTAAGATAGATGCAGGTGTAAGTATCTCCACCAGCTACGCTCCTTATTTTTAAAATTTTAGGATCGTCGAAAAAATCTTTTTTTAGCTTTAGCCAATAATACGTTTTACTCATCTAAACCCCCTTTAAAATTTCTATACCGCTTTGAGCTCCTAGACTGCTTATATATTCGGTTCTAGGTTCGTATTTGCTCTTTTTTAGTATTGCATTGATTTTTACTTTGCTTACTCTAGGCGCGTGTCTAGCACTAAATTTAGCCTTAACCGTTTGTAAGTCTAAACGATAACCGCAGGCACACTCCATTCTCACTGGATAATCCATTTTTAAAAACATTGACTCTTCTTTGCATTTAGGACAAGCTCTTGGGCTACCTAATTCAGGATAAATAGCTAGTTGATCTTTTAAATTTAGAAATATCTCGTTAAAAAACTCGGTTTTTCGCTTTTTTATCTTGTACCAAAACATATCGCGCCTTTGTCCTGCTGGGATGTTCAAGCTTTCATACAAGCTCCAGCCACCTTTGCGACGTTGATTGCAAAAGTGGCGACACACATCTTTAAAGTGCTTCTTTTCGTATTGGTTTTCGTAAAGTCCGCCATGTTTGGCATAAATGCGAAAATTAGGCGTATCTTTGCCTTGCTTACCTACAAAATTTTCTACACAGTTCTTGTGGCGTGACACAAAACGCACATTTGAGGGCTCATAATCTCCATCTGGGTCTATACGATCTATTGTAAGCCCCTCGCGTCCTTTGTTTTCTTTAAGTGCAAAAAGATAAAAGCTAGTTGGATTTTTCATCCACTCATCGCAGATTTTTATACCTCTAGCGCCATAAAATTTGTAGTCTTTGTTTTTAGGATCGTTGCAACGCCTCTTCATATCTGATAGTCGGCTGCGTTCTCTTAAAATTTGCTCTTTACTAAAGTCGCTTAGATTCATGTTTTCATATCCTAAAGTTGAAGTAATTTATCAACTCAAACAAGATAACGCCGATCGCAAAAGACGCGATCATAAACTCAATGTCAGGCATTGCTCGCCACCTTTATGCATTTTATAAGCTCCTTGTTTATAAGGTGAGCTTCATTAAAATAGCACCATTTCACGGTTACGCCGGTGATAGGGCATTTATCTTTGCCCCGCTCTTTTATACGCCCTAAATACACAAGGGTGTTAACTCTAGCGCTCACGGTAGCAGTAGGTAGCCCCGTTGCTACTGACAACATATGTCTTGACGCGCCGTTTGGGTATTTTAAAAGCGCTTTCATTATCTGCGTTTTTTGTATCTCGTGCCGGTCTGCGCTAGCTATGTAGCCGTTTATGCTTGTTTCAGTGATCATTTTTTAGCCTTTTTGAGTTGTTTGGCTTCTTGCTCGGATAGCCAAAGGCGGATGTCTTCCCAAGCGACGGCGGGGACATCGTGTTTCTTTTCCAAAATTATCATTAACGTGCCCGATGGTTTGTGTTTGCCTTTGTTGCCTTTTGCCAATAACCGCTTTACTCTATCGATCTTTAGATATTGCAACAAAATTTTTTTTAGTGTTTTGTAATTCATGGTGTAAGTGTAGTATTAAAACCCTTAAGAGTAGTTTAATTAGTGTAGTATAAAAACATTAATTAAATTTTAAAATTTGGTATAATAGTGCTCAATAAAAACACCTATCTAAGGAGGCAAAAAATGGCCAAGATGTTTGATTTTAAGCGCGCAAAAGAGATTATGCGAGAAAAAGGGATAAATCAAAACGATATAGTTTTTTTTCTTGCCGATCAAGGGATAAACTATACTTTGGACGGGGTAAAAAATTGGTTTAGAAAAGACGAAAAGACGAGGAATAACCCTGAAATTAAAACTTTAAGAGCCCTTGCCGAGCTTTTTGATACAAGCCTTGACGAATTAATAATCGGCGGGTCGGACACGCTTAAAGACTTATCACTCGACAATATTGTATTTTTATCAAAATCAGAAATGCGCGTCGGTGCCGGTAGCGAGGGGGTTTATGATCTCGCTATGCTTCAAAAAGACGAGAGAAAGATCGCAGTTGATAGGGCGTTTCTAAAAGGACTTGATACTAAAAATTTACGTATCTTTGAAGTAGTGGGTGATAGCATGGAGCCTGATTTTTACGAGGGTGACTGGGCTATTGCTGATATGGTAGCAGGTAGGGACAAATTTGTACGTATTGCTGGTGTTTATATCGTTAGAATGGGAGAGAGTGTTTATATAAAAAGGGTTGAGTTTTTGCCACATAATGGGATAAAGTTAATTAGTATAAATACAAAATATGGCGAAATGTACCCACACAAAGAGGGCTACGAATGGGAAATACTTGGTAAAGTCTGCGGCAAAGTCCATTGCGAAGTATATAAAGGGCTAACGTTTGAGGATTATGGGATAAAGTAAGAAGATTTTCAAAATGAAAAAAAAGGTAAAAAATGAGAGATATTGAAATAAATTCAATTGTTGATTTGTTTGAAGCAAAAGATTTTATGCTACAAACACAAAGCGACATAAAAATCTCTAAAATAGGCGATATAGAGTATAAGATTAAACTTGATGGTGGTCGTTTTAATAACTTTGATTTGGCTTATATTGATGCAGGAATTGCAAGAGTGGTGTTAGAATACCAAACTCAATACGACAATTTTATTGTTGGGCTGGAACAAAAATTTAACATTCAAATTCCCCAAAGCCAAAGAATGTTAAAATTTAAGCTAGAAAAAGGTTGTTTAGAAATTTCAACCGATATAAAAGATATTTTGAAAGAGGGGTTAAAGCGTATGAATGGATGGCAAATAATGGTAGTTTTTATAGTTGCCATTGGCGGCTGGTTTGCTAATAGTAGCTTCCATAAATATACGAACGCCCAAGCAGAAAATATCCAAATGCAAGCCCAGCAAGCAAGAGACGAAGCAGAGCAAAGACGACTAGAAACCTTATCTAAGATGGTAGAAAATTTGTCTGCTGATCGCAGTTTGCAAGAGCCAGCCAATCGTGTTAAAAAAAGCATTGCAGAAGTTTTACAAGACCAAGAAAAAGCCATAATAGCCCCTGAGCTAGACGATCAAATAAATGCCCCTATAACTTCAGCAGACAAGGACAAATTTAGGGTCGTATTGTCACAAGCGGAAATACCAGATATAGAAGAAGAATTGGATGATTTATTTCATATACAATCTCAATTTTTTACAAGTGAAAGACCTTTTAGAGTAAAAGAGCTTGGCAATGTAAATTTAAACTCTGATATTCTCTCGGTAGAAAAAAGAATAACACTTATACAAAAAGCTGAAAAACAAGAGCCAGTTAATTTAAAAATAAAACTTATTAAAGACGGCAAAACGCAAAAAATAAAGAATGCTTATATTTTAGATGTTCTTAAGTAAAATATTAGTTGTTTTTGTAGACGCGTAGTCGGTAGCTACTCCATAAATTCAAAGAGGTTTTAGGGGAAGGCTTGATCTTTAAAAGCAGGCTCAATACGATACCTGCTTTTAAAGAAAAAATCAATTTCAGATCAATATGGTATATTTTTTGCTAAAATTATGTAAAAAAATAGTTATTTTTTTGATATAATTCACGATTTTTTTAACAGTTCTTTTAAAATTTTATACTTTTAAACCATAAATTAGACACAACATGTCTTAAAAATTTAATATAATTTCATTGATTTTTTATCGAAAGGAGCAAAAATGAAAGCTTTAGAGGTGGCAAAATATATATTGACCAAATGCAATAAAGACGGGCAGCCTATAAGTAATTTACAGCTTCAAAAAATGCTCTATTATATACAATACGAGTTTTTAAAAAACTATGGGAAACCTCTATTTGATGATGATTTTGAGGCTTGGAAGTTTGGGCCAGTTATACCTGTCGTTTACTATGAATATTCTCATATGGGGGCATTTAGAATAGGAGCCGATTATGAGGGCTACGATAAAATTTTAATAGATATGGCGCAAGAAGAAACTGATATGCTAAATCGAATTATAGCCGATAAGCGTGATATAAATGCATGGAAGTTGGTAGACAACACACATAAAAGCGGTAAAGCTTGGGATACAGTCTTTAAAAATGGAGACGGTATAGGCGACGTTATAAGCAAAGAGCTAATACGTGAAAATGCTTTCTGAGTTAGAATACTCACTAGACAAAGAACATATAATAATAAAAGATGTTATATGTTCTTTTGCAAAAATTGGCTCATTAGACGGCGACAAAAATTCACAACACAGACTAGACGGCAATATTAAAAAACTACAAGAAATCTACAAAAATACGGATTTTAGACATAAGTATTCAAAGATATTCCTTATTATATCCAGCATAGATAAAGTTGAAAAGACAAATAGTGGCAACATATTAAGCATTAATGATTTAATGCACTCTATGGAGATAGCCTATGAATATATATCGAGCAGTAATGAATACAAAGACGGCTTTAAAAAATGTTTCTGTAAACTATATGACCACGTAGTTTTAGAAATTCTTCAAATAAACTATATGCGAGAGATTGAAAACAAAGGCGATGCAAACAATGCTACTACGATGAAAGAGCTAAGATGCGCGATGTCTTTAGCTAAAACCGCTAGCGACAATGCTGATAAAGCGACCGATAAGCTAAACGGCATGCAAAAAGATTATATAACGATACTTGGTATATTCGCCGCTATTATTCTCGCTTTCGTAAGTGGGCTAGTTTTTTCCAATTCTGTTTTACAAAGCATAGATAAGGCTAGTATTTATAGGCTAATTGCAGTTATATCACTAATTGCTATTTTTATAGTCAATATTCTTAATTTTTTATTTTCGTTTATTAAACAGATACATTATGGAAAAGACGATAAAAGCTCCAAGTTTAAGTCGCTAAACTCATTTAATATTATCATGTTACTTATTATAATCCTTACTGCTGTAGCATGGTATTTTTACCACCCATATGAGCATAAAACAACCACTAATAGTACGACTACTATTAATATTAACGCCTCTGATCTCGCTAACTGCCGAGCAAAGTAAAGTCATAAAAATATCTGACGGCGACACTATCACTGTGTTAAATAGCAAAGAGCAAACAAAAGTAAGGCTATACGGCATTGACGCTCCAGAGAAAAAGCAAGACTACGATCAAAAGACCTATTGTAGCGCCGATATTTGGAACGAGGACATGTATGTATACTATGCTTTAATTAAGAATATACCAAACTAAGAATAATTTGCAAATAAATTATTTTAGAAACGATAAAAACTGACTCACATTCGTAAAATCGATACCAAATTTACTTTAAGCGAAGTTTGATAAAAGTTTGATATAATCAAATTCCACGTGATAAAAAGAATAATTAGTTTATACATGGAAATCTCAAAGCTAAAGGAGGCAATATGCTAAATTACAAAGCTGCGATACAAGCTGTTGATTATATAGTAAAAAAAGCATCTCCCGATAGCTTATTAGATAAGCTCACGATTTTGAAATTACTGTTTTTTGCAGAAAGGTATAGCCTAAGGAAGTATTTCCAGTCAATTACCAATGATCAATTTTGTGCTATGAGATGTGGTCCAGTGGCTAGTGCGACTTATGATATTATTAGCTTCAAAGATACTGTTCCTATTGAGCAAAAGGACTATGCCAAAGATATAATAAGCAAAATTCCACCATATTTTGTAAAATCAAATGGCTCACTCTTAATAAGAGACGACTATGATGAGCTGAGTGACACGGATATTGAAGCGTTAGATTTCTCAATAGAACAATTCGGTCAGTATAGCCCAAGCAAGCTAATAGATATAACCCACAAATATAAAGAGTGGAATAGATTTGAGAGAGAACTAAGAGAGAGCGATACAAGCTTTAAAATGGAAATAGATGACTTTTTTGAAAAAACGAACGATAAGACATTAGAATATTCTATAATCCCCGATGAACGCGTAAAAATAAGCCAAGAATTTTATCAAGAAGCTATATTTGATAGATAAAGATAAGCTTATAAAAGCGTTAGACGATCCGTTGAAATTTGTTTTATATTTCGAGGAAAGTGGCTTTGATAAACCTCATTATTATATAATTTTGCCTACTCGAGATAAAAATGAAATTATAATACTATCTATGATAACATCACAGATAGATAAGAAATTAAAAGTCTATAAAGATGATAAAGTAGCACTAGAATCCTTGCTTTATGTAGATGGGGAAATCTTAGACTTTTTAATCAAAGAATCTTTAATTGATTGCAATACTCCGTTTAAAACAAATATTGATGAAATTTTAAAAAAAGACAAACTAAGTTTAAAAAAAGCAAATATCCCATTATCTCTTGTAAAAGATATAGCTAAAAAGATCAATAATTCAAAGGCACCTAGATTGAACCTAAAGAAAAGTATAGATTTATCAAAATTATCAGACCAATAAAGCCTACTCCGCCGTGGGAGTGGAGAAAAAGATAAATTATTTCTCAGAGTTATAAAAGCTTGCGATGCTAATCAACTTTTCGCCGTTTTTGTAAATATCATCAATACTATTGATTAAAATTTTGTCCTCATTTTTCTTTTTATCTACTATGCCGATGTATTTTTTGCTACCAGATAAATAAAGCCTACAAATAGTTTTACGATTATTGTCGTCAAACAGCACAGCAAAATACGATTGCGCATCGCGATAATTTACGCGCTCTAGCGGTACCGACTGGCACAAAATGGCGCGGACGATATGGAACGCTTCTATTTCCTCGTCAGTCGTTATGATTTTAGGCATTTTTAGGTCATCACCTACTTCTAATCCTTGCTTATCCCCGCTTTTGTCTATTTTAGCAGCATCTAGCCGCTCATTTACGCTGTCGGTTATGTATTGCGCGATTGTGTTTTTTATCGCCCCTGCAAACTGGTCTATTATACGATCCGTTACGACGCCCGTATATACTTTTTTGATAAAAAACTTGATGAATTCTTTGCTTGGCTCCGACATTTCAGCATTTATCACGCGCTTAAATTCTGTTGAAAATCTTAAGACGTTTGCGACACTAAAAATTTCATCGGAGTTAAAAGCTTCTTTTTGGAATTTTGCGAGCTCGGTTATTTGATTATCTTTGATTTTTAGGATATTAAAGCTCAAAAATGGCGTAGTGTCCATTTTGTTTTTCTCGTCAAGATCGGTATAAAATTTGTAAATAATACCGTTTGTGAGTATTGCAAATTTTGCCGATGCCGTATGAAAATATCTAAAGAGCTGTGATTCGTTATTAACGTTTAGATCAGCGTTAGCCTTTTTGCACTCCACCAGAATTATCGGCGCTCCGTCTTTAAAAATGGCGTAATCTATTTTTTCACCTTGTTTTATGCCTAAATCTGCCGTGAATTCCGGCACCACCTCATTCGGGTCAAATACGTCATAACCCAAAGCTTGGATAAATGGCATAATGAGGGCATTTTTTGTAGCCTCCTCTGTATGGATTTTGCCTTTTACATCCTCTATCTTGCTCGCGATAGCCTTTATTTGGTCTTTAAATTCCATAATTTATGCCTTTTTAATGGGTTATGAAATTATACCATAAAAATATTTTTTAAAAGTGTTTTATTTATACTCTTATTTAAGTATCTCTTAAGTGTTGTGATGATACACTTCACTCATCAAAACGAAAAAACGTTTTGTAGGCTTCAAAGCAAAGCTTGACAGAGTGAGCCTCCTGCGAGTTGCAGGTTAATCACGTTTCAATCTGAAGCACCACCGCAGAGGGTGTTAAGCATTCGGAGGTATTTTTCCGATGAATTGCATCTGACGTTTAAAAAAACGACCATAATTAGCCCTGATTTAGGATAGTTTTTCACAGGGTTATTAATAAAACGAAAAACACTACTTTTTCTAATAAAAGCCTTGCTTGCTTAGGGTAGGCGAAAGCCTGCTAACAATTATTCATATAAAAATTTTTTCCTTTAAAAGTTGCTTTTGCAAGCTAAATTGATTTCTAACATCTAGACGGCGGTGGCGAGCAAGGTTTCTATTAGAAAAAGGAGCTAGAGATGAAAAAGCTAATCAAGTTTTTTAGGGTGCTTTTCAGCAACGGTGGCGAGATAAAGAATATCGCCTATCTAAATATTAAAAGGGGGTAGAAATGAGTTTGAACCATGACCTAGCGTGTGCCACAAGCGACGTGGCACACATAAATTTAAATCAAGAGTTTGACCCACTAATAAGCGACATCGAAGCTGTATATAACAGCTATCGCTACACCTTTAAAAACGCCCGTGGCGAAGATAGTGGCGAAATAATTGATCTGCTTATTGAGTATTGCAAAGATAATATTTTTGCGTATTCGGCGCTTATTTATGTGTATTGCGTTGTAGCAGGGTTTAGCAAAGATAGCTTTATGAGTTACACAAATACTTACCAACAAACACTCAAAAAACTACGAGAGGAGGCTGAAAGAGATGCGATACTCCACACTAAAGAGGCTTGTTGAATTTTATTATGAGCCTGGTATGACGGTAGGCGAGTTTTTAGAGATTATAAAAGGACTTAACAATGCTAACAAATAAAGAATACCACGCACGTCCTGAAATATCAAAGAGCGACCTCGACCTACTCGCGCGTAGCCCCCTGCATTTAAAAATGAAAAACGAGCTTAGGAGTGAGCCTACAAAGGCTTTGCTTCTAGGCTCTGCCGTGCATAAGCTAGTATTAGAGCCAAAAGACTTTTCAAATGAGTTTTGCGTAGAGCCTGACGTTGATAAACGCACCAAAGAGGGCAAAGCGATCTACAACGACTTTTTAGAAAATTTAGGCGATAAAACCCCGCTTGATATTGATACTTTTGGCTCAGCCGTAGAGATAGCAAACTCTGTGAACTCTATGCGTGAAACAGCTATATTTTTAAAAGACGGACTGGCAGAGCAAAGCTATTTTAGCGAGATAAACGGCGTAGCGGTTAAATGTCGCCCTGATTTTTATAATGAGAAAATGGGTGCAGTAATTGATCTAAAAACAACTTCTGACGCTTCGGCCACCGGCTTTGCTAGATCGGTAGCTAGTTTTAATTACCACATACAAGCAGCGTTTTACAGCGATATTTTAAGAAGCCTAGGCAAAGAAGTAAATTATTTCTTATTTATCGCCGTTGAAACAAAAGCCCCTTATTTTGTAGGGTTTTATGAGCTTGATACTGCAGCAATAGAGCAAGGTCGAAAAGCATATCTTGAGTTACTAGAACTTTACAAATATTGCAAAGAGCGTGACGAGTGGTGGGGTTATGCAAAAAAAGACGGCGACAAGATAGAGGCGGTGCAGACTTTGAGCTTGCCAGCGTGGAAATTTTACGAGCAGATAGCATAAATTTGAAAGGATAGACAAATGACAGAGTTATTATTTTTAATGCAAACGGCGTTAAAACACCCCCACGTACTAGATAATGAGTTTAAAACACTCAAGCCAAAGAGCAAAATCGGCGAGAGATGGGCAGCCCTTATCCAAATGCGTTTTTGTGTTAATACAAAATTATATACGCTAAGAGAAGTAGGGGCAAAATTTGGCGTCACACAAGAAAGGGTGCGACAAATAGAAAAAGATTTGATTAAAATCATATTCCACCCTCGCATTCGCAGGCAATTAGAAGCGCTAGAAACCTACATTCCAAAGGATAAAAAATGAACCAAATACAAGAATACCAAGATAGAAAAACGGAGCTTGAGGTAAAGAAATTTGAGCTTGAACAAAGGAAAGCCAAAGCTTTTGTGGCTACTGATTTTTTCCCAACCCATTTACGCAAGGGTAACGAAACAGCAAATATCGGAACGGCGATTATTGTGCTTGATTTAGCCCAGCGTATGAATATAGGCGCTTTAGAGGTAGCACAAAGTATTTATATCATTCATGGCAAGCCTAGTTTTGAAACAAAATTTTTAGTTGCTAGGCTAAACTCAAGCGGACTTTTAAAAGGACGATTGCAAACTATTGTAAGCCCTGATGGCAATAGCGCACATTGTGAAGCCATAGATGCCCAAACTGGACAATTATTAAAAGGCACAACCATAACAATGGAAATGGCGAGGCGCGAGGGTTGGCTAAGCAAAAATGGCTCAAAATGGCAAACAATGCCAGAGCTAATGATGAAATATAGAGCGCAAAGTTTTTTCATAAATGAATTTTTCCCAGAGGTAAAATATGGGCTTAAAACATCTGATGAAGCGGAGGATATTGTTGCATTTGAGCTTAATGAACAATCAAAAACATCACCGAAAGCTAGTCTAAATGAACTTTTAAGTAGTTCGGAAAAACCGAACAGCTCAGTTGGTGCAAAAAATTCACAAACTGAATACATCGAAGCCGCGCCCCTTGAAGTTGAAATCGCAACTGTAAAAGAAAATTTGACAGTTGAGCCAATGCCCCTCGACCTACTACAAAGCGAACTGGTGAAACGAGGTGCTAGTGAAACAGAGGCTGAAAAATTAGTTGAGAGGTTAAGTGTTGATGATGCTACTGCCTATCTAAATGACCCAAGCAGCATAGACAATTTAATAGAAAATTTAAGGAACTAAAAATGAAAGCATTAGGGATTTTAAGTGCATTATTCGCGGGGCTAAACGGCGTAGATGATTTTCAAGGTGTGCCACAAACAAAAAAGAGCAAAGCCCACATGCCACACTCAAAAACTAGACGCACAAAAGGCGCTTACGATAGGAGTCAAAGGATAAGGGCAAATAGACGAAAGGTTAAAAGATGTTTAACAAAATAGTTTTAGTGGGTCATCTCACGCGCGACATCGAGCTTAGATACACCCAAAGCGGCGCGGCGATAGGCAGCACAGGTATTGCCGTAACTCGCAAATATACGCTAAACGGCGAAAAACGCGAGGAAACGTGCTTTATCGATATAACGTTTTTCGGAAAACAAGCGGAAGTAAGTAACCAATACCTGCAAAAGGGAAGTAAGCTTTTGATAGAGGGTCGCTTAAAGTTCGACCAGTGGACGGATAGCAACGGGCAAAACAGAAGTAAACATAGTGTCGCTGTGGAAGTAATGGAAATGCTAGGCGAGCCAAAACAAAATAATCAAGGCTATCAGCAGGGCGGATATTCAAATCAGCGCCCGCAGCAAGTAGCGCCTAAGAAGCCGCAGCAGCAAAAACCGCCTGTCGATAACTATGAGATAGATGTGGAAGTCGACAAATACGACGACGAAACGATACCGTTTTAATCGTTTGACTTATAAATAAATTACTAAAGGAACTAATATGACTCAAAATAACAAGAAATTCCCGTTTTATTTATCTGATGAAGATACGAAATTTTTAATGGATTTGGGGAAAGAAATGCTTAACCAAGACACTAGAGACACCGCTCAGCCCTATGGTCTGACAGTCCAAAAGAAAGAGATTTTTATCACAGATGAGGAATTTGCTGATAATTGGACGCTATTTAGCGAAGGGGCTGCTGTGGCTGAGGGACTTAAGCAGGCAAAAGCATACCTAATAGACGAAATACACGAAAATCTAATAGATGCCGATAGCGACACCCAAAAACTAGAATTAATAAAGGAACTTGGCATTCTTTTGAATGTGGATGACGACGACGATTTGCAAAGTTACATAAGAGATCGGGAGGAATTGAGAGACTATTGTTATTATCCGACTATGCAAAAGTGGGTGGTAGACGAAAGAATGGTATTTACTTTTAGTGATCGCGAAGCTAGAGAGTATGCTGGGCGCGACGAAAACCATAGGACTTATGGCGTATATCTAGGGCGTAGCCCCATTATGTCTCGCTTATGTGAAATTTTGCTGAAAATAGGCGAACAAGCAAGAGGCTAAAAATGGGTAAAAACTTCAGCGGCAACACAAACAAAAAACGCTCAAAAAGTTCCTTCTAAAAAGGAAAAGAAAATGACTTACGGCGAAGCAATGGTAAGGCAGCAAGAAAGCCAACGTATGGAAAATGGCGTCTGGGTATTTGATGAGCTAGAGCCTTACGAGCCTTTTGCAACTAGCACTGAGGCGTATAAATATTATGGCGAAAAACTAGACCGCTACTGGCTTAGTAAAATTGAACTAAGCCCCAGCTCTAAATTTTCAAAGCAGGACGTGCTACAGATATTAAAAGGTAGAAACCTAAATGGAGAACCTAAATTACATAAGGATATATGATGAATACAACAACAGAAATGATTGAGATTATTAAAGCATACGATGCAGGAATGCCTATTCAGTATATGGACGTTAATGGAAAGGCTGAGGAAGACTGGAAAGATAGAGATACTTATTCGTTTAACTTTAGCAGATATACGTATAGGATTAAACCTAACTCTAAGTTTAAAGTAGGAGATAAAGTAATCCTTAAGGAAGCAGAGGGGGTGGCTAACTCTCTTATATTAAAGATAACTCAGATGAATAACGAGATAGCTATGCTTGATGATTGTTGGGAACGCTCAATACAAGAGTTACACGCCGACTATATCAATATTGAGGATGCCTTATGGTATTTTGAAACATACGACTATAGTACCAAGAAGTGGAAACTAATTACTTCTAGTAGATTTACCATAAAAGAAGCTGATGACTTATTTGGAAGTAGCCACAATACATCTAAGTGGAGACCTATGTATTCACTAGGTTTTGCACTAAATGAAAATAAATAAAGGATTAACAATGACAAAAACACTTTTTTACAGTAATATACAAAGTCTTATCGCGCATACCTTTAAAGAGGGGCCATTTGACAGATTCTCTTCAGTAGAAGATGTAAAAGAATACCTTATTGACAAGATAGAGAAGAGAATACCTAGTACAAGTACACTTGTAAATCACTGCACAGAATACTTTGACCTACAAGTCGCTTCTGAGAAATATGAAAAACATTTTCCAATAGTATTTTCTTGTTTATACTTTGTAAACCTAAACAACCTCAGTTATTCAGCATTCATTTCTGCTTTAACGTGGGATAACCAACAAAACTTTAAACAAACTATGAAACAATTCAGAGCTACATTAGTTGCTGATGAATTAGCAGGCATACCTTACGAAACCTTAGAGCGGTTATGTTCTATAAAAGATAAAGCTAATGCTTTGTTTAAGGCTAGCACCACACGAGCGTAAGGGGCAAAGACTAGCGCCGATACTGGCTAATTTTTATGTGGCGAATAAAGACAAGATAGCGTATATATCGAACAAAAGTTGCGATACGAAATACCGCAAAGAAGCAGAGGATAGCCAAACACTGGCTTATTTTTATATTGAGAATATTTGAAAGGATTGATAGTGTTTTGGCAAAAAACAGACAAAGAAAAACTAATGGAGCTTTTAGAGTGGTTTTTGAGCCACAATTGGGAAGTTGAAAAAGACGACTACAAAAATCTGCAACGTCTCAATAAATTACTTTTAAAATTTGACATACCGCCAACTTGGATAAATTTTTCGCTTTACGATTGCTTTTCCCTCAAACAAGACGAGCGAGAAAGGCTACTTGAAGCATACAAAAAATTAAAGGATAGTAAATGAGAAAGATTAAATATAAACTTTATTACCCTAGCCATAACAAAGTATTTAATATAATGGGTATAGTGTTTAACAAAGAAGGGCTTATAGACACTGTTTACATACCAATAAAAGATGTCTTACCAGAATACTATGGAAATACTGATTGTGTTCTTGCTCTTTACCCTAAAGATAAGATTGAACTACTAGAATTTACTGGACACTATGATATTGACGGTAATGAGATTTACGAAGGGTATATAGTGCGTTTTGCAATCCCAAACCCAACAGGTTATGAGAACTATGATGGAGAATGGGTAGATACTACTGAGGAAGAGCCTTGTGGAGAAGTTATTCTTAAAGAGGGCTGCTATTGTGTGAAGTATCCTAATGGCGAGCTGCTACCTTTTAATACTCCAACATCAGAAACAAATAAAGTACCTATCATAGAATTGTTTGAAGTTATAGGCAACATCTACGAGAATAAGGAGCTATTAGATGAGTAGCCCAGAGCGTGAAAAACATTTAGCAGCCCTTGCAAACCTAGAAGCATTTTGCGAAGCACACAATAAAAAGATAAATTTAGTTGAGCAAATACAAGCTCTTTTATTTAAATGCGACGTCCGCTATTTACGGCACGCTTTGCGAGATTTGAAAGACTATATTAAGGATAAGAAATGAGTGATACATTTATTACGCGCGATGAAGCCTTAAAACAACTAGGGCTAACGTCGCCTATCAGCTTAAGACGCCTTGTGCTAGCTGGCAAGATCACGGCAAGTAAGATAAACTCAAAAATAATTTATTATTCTCAAAACTCAATATCCGCCTATAAATCAGGCAAAGCCGCCCAAACTATCTAAATAATCGCTCCACCATTGCATAAGCATAGCCCTTGCTTTTAAATTTTTGGCGTGGTTATATGCATCTTTAACCTTGTTGCTTTCAACGTGAGCGAGGCAAAGTTCAATAACATCACTATTGCAGCCGTGTTTATCTATGTTTTCGTTTGCGATTGTGCTAAAAGTAGCTCTAAAACCGTGTGGAGTTACCATTTCATTATTAAAGCCTAGACTTCTAAGCATTGAGCGGATAGTATTATCACTAATAGGGCGTATATTTGATTTTACGGACGGAAAAATTAACTCACTTTTTAATGGTAGGCGCTCACGATATGTTTTTAACAAGGTGATTACACTCTGAGATAAAAATACATCGTGGGGCTTTGCCGTTTTCATCTCGCTTGCTGGGATATGCCAAGCACAATTTTCAAAATCTATCTGCGACCATTTGGCATTTCTAGCATTTTGCCCTCTTACTGCTGTGTATAATTGAAAAATCGCACACGCTTTTACCCTTATATCCCCAAAATAATCTCTTATCGCCATTAATACGGCTCTTATTTCATCATCATTTTTTAAATATGCGAAATGTTTAACTTCTTGCTTACCTATTAACGCACTTTTATCAATATCCGAGATAATGTTATGCTCTACATATTCGTGCAAAAGAGCAAATTTATAAAAGCTATTTAGTGTGCCTAGTGTTTTTCGTATCGTTTCTTGCTTGTCATCGCCAAGAAGTGGTGCAAGTGCGTTTATAATATCTTTCCTGCTAATATCTTTTATGTTTGTCTCGCCAAATTTAGGCAAAAATAACGTTTCAAAACGCCTTTTTATCCAAAATTGCTGCTTCTCGCTCAACTTAGTTTTTGTCCTATACCACGCTTCAAATGCTGCCCTAAATTTTGTTTTTTCTGCCGTTTGTACTAGACTTTCGCCTTGACTTAGTTTTGATCTTAGCTCGCTTCTTTTATCTCTTGCCTCACTTAGGCTCATTTCATCATATTTGCCAAGGGTTAAGCGGTGTCGCTTGCTGTTTTCTCTAAACTCATACATAAAAAACTTTGTGCCATTTGGCATTATCTTAATTAGCAGGTTATCGCCGTCGCTGACAAAATATGGCTTCTCTTTGGCTTTTAGATTTTTAAACTGCGTGATCGTGAGTTGGCGTGAAAGCTTAGGCAT